AGCTGGGATCCGCGCCGCCCGTGAGGCCGGTGTCGCCCTTCCGGCGTGGGTTCTTGCGTTTCTTGGAGCGAATGAGCTTCGTGGAGAGGGAGAGGGAGGGTGATGATATAGGCGCAGCGTTTACCCCCTTCGCCAACAACTCGTCAGACTCCTTCTTGGTGCGCGGCCCCCATGAAACCACGAAACCGTTTTCATACACTTTCTTCGGCATATCTACTCCTAGATGGCAGAGAATCCCGGTTGAATCTATCGGATTGTGTCTTATGACACTAGTGGGGGTGGGGCCGTGAGCCCCGACTTCTACGAGCTTCCGCTGCGCGAGATGCGGGAGCAGCCGACATATTTCGTGGAAGCAATGTTGCGGGCCAAGCCGGATCCCTGGCAGTCTGAGGTCATGGAGGCCGTCGCCCGGGGTGATCGCGGTGTCAGCATCCGGTCAGGTCACGGTGTCGGCAAGACGAGTTGCCTGTCCTGGCTCGCGCTCTGGTGGATCGGAACGCACTACCATGCGAAGGTGATCCTGACCGCGCCCACCTCGGCCCAGCTACAGGACGCGCTGCTGCCCGAAACGAAAGCGTGGCTGAAGCAGAGTGCTCCGGATTTCCGCGATATGTTCAACGTGAAGGCTGACCGTATCGAACTCGCCCGCGATCCCGAACGCAACTTCATATCCGCGAAGACATCCAGGGCCGAACAGCCCGACGCGCTCCAGGGCGTCCACGCCGATAATGTGCTGTTGATCTGCGATGAGGCGAGTGGTGTGCCGGAACTCGTCTACGAGGCGGCTAGCGGTTCGATGTCGGCGCTCAACGCTTCAATGGTGTTGGCCGGCAACCCCGTCCGGTCGAGCGGCTATTTCTACGACACATTCCACAAATTGGCCGATACATGGAGCACCTTCCATGTCAGTTGCGTCAATTCGGACAGGGTATCGAAGGAATACGTCGAGGAATGCCGGCTACGTTATGGTGAAGAATCGAATGTCTATCGGGTGCGCGTGTTGGGCGAGTTCCCCCGGGGCGACGATGATACGGTGATCCCACAGGAGCTCATCACCGAAGCGATAAGCCGAGACGTTGAGCCGACTGCGTTTGGTTCCATCGTGTGGGGCGTCGATGTCGCACGGTTCGGCGCCGATGCGTCTGCGCTCTGTAAGCGGAAGGGCAACGCTGTCACCGAGCCAATCCGTTTGTGGCGCAACCTCGATACTATGCAGTTGACCGGGGCCATTAAGGCTGAATACGATGCGACAGACCATAAGCCGCTCGAGATATTCGTGGACTCGATAGGGCTCGGAGCCGGTGTAGTAGATCGGCTGCGCGAACTCGATTTGCCGGCCTATGGGGTGAATGTCGCGGAGTCGCCAGCGATGGGCGCCCAATACTTGAACCTCCGCTCCGAGCTCTGGTACAAGGCGAAGAACTGGCTGGAAGGGCGCGATGTACGGTTACCGAAAGACCCGGGGCTGAAGGAGGAATTGGCTACCGTGCGCTACAACTATACATCGAGTGGGCGAGTCAAGATCGAGTCGAAAGTTGAACTCAAGCGGCGAGGTGTTGCATCACCCGACAGCGCGGACGCCTTCGTTTTGACGTTCGCGTCCGACGCCGGGGCGGCGATGGGCGTCAAGTCAGGAAGGCGTTCGGGTAAGATCAGAAGGAATTTGTCTGGGGTAGTTTAGGGGGCAAGCCCGGTAAGAGGGGTCTTACGGGCCGGCTTAAATGACCAAAGGTTATAATTTTCTCCCTGCCCAGGAGCGGATTGGCGCCCCTACCCCGTTCAAAGCCTAGACTCATAGGTGTTCAGAGCTGCGACATCGAAGTGCCCTGAACATGAGTCACTGCAAGCCCAATCCGTGGACGCTAACGTGTTCAGAGCTCCTCCTGAGTCCTGTTCAAAGCTGTCCAGAGTGTTGCCACCCCCCTTTGACATAGATTGACGCCGTGGTGTATCTTCTGAGCGGGCAGGGGCTGGAGCGTTTCGCTGTTGGCATATATTGACGAGGCTGAAACAGAAGCCGGCGTTGGGATGAGTGAGTCCGAGTTGCAAAGCACGGCTCGCTCCTACATCTCGGACGCAATCCAATATATAGACGACGAGATCAGCCCTATCCGCGCTGAATCCACCAAATACTATCGCGGCGATCCGTTCGGTAACGAGGTCGATGGCAGGAGTCAGGTGGTGTCTCGGGATGTACGAGATTCCGTACAGGCCGTACTACCCTCCATGATGCGCGTGTTCTTCGGCTCCGAAAAAGCGGTGGAATTCGTTCCGCGCAATGCCGACGATGTGGCGATGGCCGAACAGGCCACCGACTACGTTAATTATGTCCTCACGGTAGACAACAACGGCCTCGAGATGTTCTATAGCATCTTCAAGGACGCCCTAGTCAATCGTGGCGGCTTCGCGAAATGGTGGTGGGACGATTCCATTGAGGTGCAGAGCCACACCTTCGAGGGGCTCGATGAGGGTGCGCTCGGGCTGATTCTGCAAGAAGAGGGCGTTGAGGCCATAAGCGTCGAGGGGCGCCCAGCACCAGGGGTGCCGCCCGAACGGATCGCGCAGATGGAAGCGCAAGGCCAGCCAACCCCGCAAATCTACGATGTCGAGGTTAGGCGATCCAGAAAACGCAACAAGATCCGGATCGAGACGATGCCGCCCGAGGAGTTCTTCGTGGATGCGGCGGCGACCTCGCTGGACGATGCGATGGTGGTCGGCCACCGCACGATGTCTACCATGAGCTCGCTTGTCGCTCTGGGCTATGATCGCGAGATGCTCGAAGAGCATTTATCAGATCAAGTCGCATTTATCGACAATGAGGAGTATTGGGCGCGGACATCGAACCCAGATACCCAAGGGCCTGTTTCGGCTTACGAGCGGCGCCGTGTCTTGTACGTTGAGGCATGGTGCTACATCGATTACGACGGAGACGGCATAGCGGAACTCAGGCGTATCTGCACCGTTGGCGACAACTACCAGATCGTGAACAACGAGCCGGCATCCGACATCCCGTTCGCCATGTTCAACTCCGATCCGGAGCCGCATGTGTTCTTCGGCTCCGACATGGCAGATCAGACCAAGGACATACAGCGCGTGAAGTCGGCGGTGCTGCGCGGGATCCTCGACTCTCTCTCGTTCGCGCTGTACCCGAGGACGGGTGTGGTAGAGGGCATGGTCAACATAGACGATGTGATGAACCCCGAGGTCGGCTCAATCATCAGAATGCGCCAGCCGAACATGGTGCAGCAGTTAGATGTGCCGTTCCTCGGCAAAGAGGCTTTCCCGATGTTGCAGTATCTCGACGCGATGAAGGAATCGCGCACCGGCCAGACCGCAGCCAGCCAGGGTCTCGATCCGGATGTCCTGCAATCGACTACCAAGGCCGGGGTGACGGCGACCGTCCGAGGGGCCGAGCAGCGTCTCGAGCTCATGTCTAGGATGTTCGCTGACGGGTTTCGGCGCATGATGCGTGGGGTGCTCAAGCTCGTGATCACGCGCCAAGACAAAGAGCGCATGATCAAGTTGCGTAACGAATGGGTGCCTATCGATCCGCGTGTATGGGACTCGAATATGGACTGCACCATCAATGTTGGCCTCGGCTCGGGCATGACCGACGAGCGCCTCGCGGTGTTGGCCCAGGTGGCACTACAACAGAAGGAGATTCTCGAGAAGCTCGGGCCGAGCAATCCCCTGGTCGGGCTAGGCCAGTTCCGTAACACGCTCGCGAAGATGCTAGAGGTGAGTGGTTTCCAAGATTCCTCGCAGTTCTTTAAGCCCGTCCCGCCAGACTATGAGCCGCCACCTCCCGAGGAGCCATCGAAACCCTCCCCCGAGGAGATGATGATCCAGGCGCAGATGATGGACATCCAGGCCAGGGCTCAGATCGAGCAACAGAAAGTTCAACTCGCGGCGACTAAACAGCAGCAGTTGGACGAACGCGAAAGCGCCAGGATCGCTGGTGATCTCGCGATCAGGGAATTCCAGGCTGAAGAGAAATTCCAGAATGACGTTGATTTAGAGGTTCTTAAGGCGAGCCTTAAGGAAGGGCTCTGATGGACTTGAACAGCGAACAGAAAGGACGGCGCGGGCAGGAGATCCTTGACGATCCCGTGTTCGTTGAGGTGGTCGAAACCGCCAGGACAGAAATTATGACGCAGTGGAATCTCACTGACTTCGAGCAGACAGAGATGCGCGAAAGTCTTTATCACCAAGGTCGAGCTCTTGACGAGATGTTGCGTGGGCTGCGAACGCTGGTGGGCGATTGGGCGATAGCGCAGTCTCGCAAGAAAACCAAAAAAGGAATGGAGATATGAGCGAAGCCGCTACGAAAGAGGTCGGCCCACGCTCTATGGGCGAGATCCGA